GTGAAATACTACAATCAACACCCTTCATTGATCTGTATAGACCTGGTGAAAAGTTGCTGTATGACACTTTGAATGTTACTTTCATGGTTGATGAAGATTTAAATGCTTGGAAAGATATACATGATTGGATTCGAGCATTAACTTTTCCAACAGATTTTTCTGAGTATCGAAAATTAACTCAATTGCAACAGGCATTCGCTATAAGTGATACTCCTCAATACTCTGATGCTTCTATTACACTTCTAACATCGGCAAACAATGTAAATTACAGAATAAAGCTGCATGAGTGTTTCCCAACATCACTTTCTTCTATAATCTTTTCGGCGTCTGATTCGCCAGAATCTGTCTTATCTGCTGATGCTACCTTTAGATTTTCCTATTTTGACATAGAATCTGCTTGACAAACACATTATATTATGATAATATCTCTCCAAATCGGAGAAATCTATGAACAAACTAGAAGAGCTTTTAGAGATGTGGAAAAAGGATTCTGTCGTTGATAGAACAGAGCCTGGGCGTGAAATCACAAATATTCCTCAGTTACACAGTAAATATCTGAATATACTCTCACACAACCAATTAGTTCTGAGAGATACTCAATTCAAAATCAATCGCATGAAACGCCTGAAGTGGGAGTATTACTCGGGTAATATGGATGCAAATTCTCTTGAGCGTTATGGTTGGGAACCCTTTTTACTCAAAGTGTTGAAAACTGATATAAACACATACATCGATAGTGATGATGATGTGACGAAGCTATTAGCACAGAAGGCTTTGACTGAACAGGTTATCGAGTCGTGTTTATCTATTATGAAAGAACTTCATTCGAGAACTTTTCAAATCAAGGCTCTTATTGAATGGGAAAGATTCATACAAGGTACATGATACAGTTAATTTCAATTAACGAAGCCTACATGCAAGTACGGTGTGATAGGGGATTAGCGCAAGAGTTATCTGAGTTTTTTACATTCATGGTACCTGGCTACCAATTTACGCCAAAATATAAAAATAAGACATGGGATGGTAAAATAAGATTACTTGATACAAGAACGATGCGTTTGTATCGAGGTCTTATTGATTATGTTAAAGTATTCTGTAAGCAGAGGGATTATGATCTAGAAATTGATCCTGAACTTGAGTTATCGATTAACTACTCTTTAAAAGAGGGTGTCGATTTTTCTGCATCTTTGGGTTTGCCCTTTGTTGCTCGTGATTACCAGATTCAAGCATTCGTTCATGCAGTCCGCAACAAGAGAATGCTTATTCTATCTCCAACAGCATCAGGAAAATCCTTGATCATATATTTGATATTACGATATTTTCAATCAATAGGCTTAAAAAGAGGTTTGTTAATAGTTCCAACGACATCGCTAGTGGAACAGATGTATAGTGATTTTGAATCATATGGTTATGATTCAAAAACGAATTGTCATAGGATTTATGGCGGTAAGGATAGAACTACAAAATCATTTATAACAATCTCAACATGGCAGTCTCTGTACACACAAGATCCAGACTTCTTCACTGATTTTGATTTTGTCTTTGGAGATGAGTCGCATTTATTCAAAGCTAAATCTTTGACTTCTATTTTGATGAATTGTGTTAATGCGAAATATAGAATCGGGCTTACAGGTACATTAGACGGAACACAGACTAACAGAATGGTTTTGGAAGGACTATTCGGTTCAGTTTATAGGACAATTACAACAAAAGAACTTATTGATAGTAATAGTTTGGCTTCATTTAAGATAAAATGTTTGACTTTAAAATATCCTAAAGAAGTTTGTACACAAGCAAATAAGTGGGATTATCAGGATGAGATAAATTTCATAGTATCAAATGATGCTAGAAATAAATTCATTAAAAATCTGGTGCTGTCTCTTAGTGGAAATACGCTGGTCCTTTTCAACTTAGTTGACAAACATGGAAAAGTGTTATATAATTTATTACAAGATTCTATAAAAAGTGACAGGCATCTGTTTTTTGTGTATGGTAATACTGAAGTTGAGGAGCGAGAGAGTGCTAGAAGAATCACCGAGGGAGAGGAAAACGCAATCATTGTAGCCTCATATGCTACCTTCTCCACGGGGATAAATATCCGCAATCTACACAATGTTATATTTGCATCGCCCTCCAAATCTCGCATTAGAAATCTACAAAGTATTGGGCGAGTTCTGAGATTGGGTGCTAACAAGGAACAAGCAACTTTATTTGATATTTCTGATGATCTAAGAACAGGTAAAAAGCCTAATATAACTCTTCAACATTTTATTGAGAGATTGAAAATATATGATGATGAAAAGTTCGAATATAAACTATACAATATAGATTTGAAAAATGGATAAGATAGCATCTGAAAAGCTTACTCGAATTTTTAGATTGAAAAATGGTGATGATGTTATTTCAACTTATGTTGAAAACACCGAAAATGGTACAATTACCTTTATAAATCCCATGTTGCTAGGTAAAGTCAAGAGCCAAGGCACATATTCACATTATCTAATTCCTTGGCTTCCAATAGATGTCATTGAAAATGATATAGCTGTGTTGTATGTTGAAGATATTCTTGTGGTAATGATACCAACTGAGGAAATGATAAACAAATATATTGAAACTGTGTTTCGTGTACTATCTAGAATCGTTCATGAGCAAACAGATGAAGAATTTTATAGAGAAGTGTTAGAAAAAGCTGAAATTGCCGACACAAAGCATTGAAGAAACATTGGAGATGTCATATCATGAGTGAAAAACATTATATCAATAACGCAGACTTTCTACATGCGTTGATAAAGTACAAAGAAGATTCTAAAAAGAATCCAGATATTCCTGTGCCAAATTATATTGGCGAATGTTTCCTGAAGATTGCTAATCACCTATCTCGAAAACCGAACTTTATATCATACACCTTTAAAGATGAGATGATATCAGATGGTATTGAAAATTGTGTGATGTACTTCCGCAACTTTGATCCCGAAAGATCAAAGAATCCTTTCGCATATTTCACTCAGATCATCTATTACGCATTTCTGCGAAGAATTATGAGAGAGAAAAAGCAACTGTATGTCAAATACAAAGCAACACAGCAATTTGGTGTACTTGATGTGGGGCATCTGTCTGAAGAAGATGGTGATGGGGAGATGGTACGCCAATTTGACATATATGATAATATTGGTGAATTTATTCAGAATTTTGAAGAGGGTAAGAAGAAAAAGAAAGCCAAAGTAAAAGGTATTGATAAGTTTATTGAGGTTGATATTGAGGAAAATGAGGGTGACTTCGAAGAAGATTTGATGAAGAGAATTGAATTAGAGTCATTATTTGATAATTGTGGGGAGAGGGCTTGATGGCGAAAGTCGCTTTAATATGCGATACTCACGCGGGCGCACGAGGTGATAGTCTAGTATTCAATGAATTCTTCATGAAATTTTGGGAAGGTACTTTCTTTCCATATCTTGAAGAAAACAATATCAAACATATCATTCATTTGGGTGATGTTGTTGATCGACGCAAGTTCATAAACTTCGTTACTTTAAATTCCTGGAGAACCAGATTTTTCGATAGAATTCGCAATTCTGGTATAATTATGGATGTGATTGTAGGTAATCACGATGTTGCTTTTAAAAATACCAATGAAATTAATGCTATGGATGAATTATTTCATGGTTATAATAATATTAATGTACACACCTCTCCTATAGATATAGAGTTTGGAAATGTAAAACTCGCATTATGCCCCTGGATAAATTCAAGTAACTATAGCTCATCATTAGAATTTCTAAACAACACAAAGTCTAAAATTTTATTTGGGCATTTCGATATTGCTGGATTTGAGATGGATCGTGGTAATGTATCTCATGATGGTTTGAACGCAGGATTGTTTTCACGATTCTATTCGGTATACTCTGGGCATTTTCATCACAGGTCATCTAAGGGTAATATCCATTACTTGGGTAATCCATATGAGATAACTTGGGCGGATTACAACGACAACAGAGGCTTCCATGTGTTTGACACAGAGAGTTTAGAAGCTGAATTCATCAGTAATCCTAACACAATTTTTCATAAAATATTCTATGATGATACTGATCAAGACATGGAATATTGGAATAATTTTGACTTTGATAAGTATGAAAACTCTTATGTGAAAGTTGTCAATTTGAATAAGACCAACACATATCAATTTGATTATGTGATGGATAGGCTGTATAGAGCTTCACCAGCAGATTTGACCATCATTGATGATGTTATAGATGCGCCCGACATAACGGATGAAGTTGTAAATGAGACTGAGGATACTATGACAATTTTATCAAAATATGTAGATCAAATGACAGTGGATGTTGATTCGGATAAATTGAAAAAATTATTAAAAAGTTTATATGTCGAATCTTTGGAAATGGAATCTGATTGATGTTAAAGTTTAACACTATTCGTTGGAAAAATCTGTTAAGCACTGGTAATAGCTTTACGGAGGTTTCTTTAGATCGATCATCAAACACTCTGATTATTGGGGGAAACGGAGCCGGGAAATCAACTCTGTTAGATGCTCTTTGCTTTGTTTTATTTGGAAAAGGTTTTCGAAATATCAATAAGCCAACTCTGATCAACGCCATTAATCAAAAAGATTGTATCGTTGAGATTGAGTTTGAAACGGGCAATAAACACTATAAGATTGTGCGCGGAATCAAACCGAACATATTTGAAGTGTATGTTAATGGATCATTGATCAATCAAGATGCATCCATTAAAGATTATCAGGAGTCTCTTGAAAATAACATTCTGAAGTTGAATTATAAATCATTTACTCAGATTGTTATTCTAGGTTCAGCATCTTTTACTCCATTCATGCAGTTGTCTGCCGCGGATCGAAGAGACATCATTGAAAATCTGTTAGATATTAAAGTGTTCTCGACGATGAATACTGTGTTAAAAACTAGATTGTCATCTAATAAGCAGAATATTGATGTTAATAAACAGCAAACTGATATTAGTAATAGCGCATTCACTATGATAAAAAGTCATATCAATGCGATGAAACAGAATACAGATGATATCGTAAACGCCAAAGAAGAAGCTATTATCGACACTGAAAATTTGATCGCAAACACATCAAACACAATTCTAAATGTGACTCAAGAAATATCTGATCTTCAGAATTCTGCACTTACTAAAACTGAGATTGATTCCACATTAAAAAAGTTGGAGCAGATTGAGTATCAAATTGAAACGAATCAGAAGAAGACTAAAAAAGATATTGAGTTCTTTACCAACAAAGACGATTGCCCAACCTGTGGGCAAACCATTAGCTCATCAGTTAAAAATGAGAAACTGATTCAACTTTCTATGAAAAAGAATGAGTACGCTAATGCTCTTGTTAAGATTGAAAATAAAATAACAATACAACAATCAAATTTAAATGACATACACAATATTCTCAAAGAAGTACAAAATAAACAACTATCTGTCGCTTCTCTCAATACTTCCATTTCTAGTTCTAATAAGTATATTGCAACACTTCGGACGGAAATAGAAAAACTAAAGAAGATGAACACAGGTATAGATACTAAAGAGGTTGAGTTACGCGAAGAGAAGCAGAAATTGCTGAATCTGGTCGAAGAAAGAAAGTCTCTTCTTGAGGAGAAGAAACTGTTAGAAATGGCAGGTGTATTGTTAAAAGATACAGGTATAAAGACTAAGATAATCAAACAGTATTTACCTGTCATTAACAAACAAGTTAATAAGTATTTGTCTGCTATGGACTTCTTTGTGAATTTTAATCTCGATGAATCATTTAAAGAAACAATCAAATCAAGACATCGGGACGAGTTTAGCTATGAGTCCTTCAGTGAAGGTGAAAAGCAGAGGATCGATATTGCCCTCCTGTTGACATGGAGAGCAATCGCCAAGATGAAGAATTCTGCCAACACAAATCTGTTGATTCTTGATGAAGTGTTTGACTCATCGTTAGATAATAACGGAACAGAGTATTTGATGAATCTTCTTCAAATACTTGATGGAACGAATCTCTTCGTTATATCGCATAAGGGTGATATACTTCAAGATAAGTTCCGAAGCATACTGCGTTTTGAGAAGATTAATAATTTTTCTAGGATTGCCAAATGAGTGAATTTTTGACTATCGATACAGGGCTTGATGTTGTAAAAAATGATGTTATTGAACCCTATAAAGTTCTTGATGAGTATAGCCTTATAAAAGGTTTTGTTGTTCCTGAGTTGAGTGGCAACTATGGTGACTATGCATTGTTGGCTAAAAGACTCAGAATGACTCTTAAATTGTATGGAGCGTTGGGTCTAGCCGCACCACAATGTGGAATTAATGCTCGAATATTCGTTATGTCTGTTGGAGAACATTTTATCACTTGTATCAATCCAAAGATTGTTCATCATTCTGTTGAAACTGTTCGTGAAAAAGAGATGTGTTTGTCGTATATCGGATTAGCGATACCTATTGACAGATACAGTAATATTGATGTAGAATATCATGATGAAACTGGAAAGTTATACTCTGTAAATTTCACAGGGCTAACTTCTAGCATTTTTCAACATGAAATTGATCATCTAAATGGAATTAGAATGATAGACCATGTTGGTCCAGCAACATTAATGCTTGCTAAAAAGAAACAAGCAAAATTACTGAAACAATATGATAGGAGAAAATAATGTCTGATCAAAAAATTATTGAAGAAACGACGAAATATGAAAGTTGCATCGGAGTAAAAGAAGGTGTTGGGCAATCTCTTGTTGATTTCATTGATGATTACAATGTTTCTGATGATATTGGTAAGAAATTTGATGAGCCTTGGAAGGAACATTGGATAGGAATGCCAGAATATAAGCAGGAAGATAATCCTCCTTATATGAAGATTTATGTATCATTCAGAAATAAAGAAGACTATCAAGAATATGCAAAGTTAGTTGGGCAAACTCTTACTGAAAAGACTAAGAGTACATGGTATCCTCCTCTTTCAAGAGAAGAAAATGCTCTCCTTCGTTGGATTGAAGAGTGAGTATATTAGCATATACTTCCAGAAATATCACTGGAACATTTTCTCAAGGATTGATCTGCACTATGAATATTCTTGAGCGTGAAAGCACAGAGATTGATCTTTTGACATCCAAAAAAACAAATCGTGTCAAAGAACATCTTGAACATGTATCAGGAATTAAGATCAGTAAGTTGATTAATTTGTATAATGATTATTACTTAAATACAGCTAGAAATATGTCTGATTGGATGGAAGTGTATAACTCCATTGATGTTACTTCTCTCAGTAAATATGAAGGATTATATATTTTTGGAGGTTTGCATTTTCCCCAATCGAATATTTCAAGATTCTCAAAGAGGTCTAATGTATTTCCAAAAGATAGAAATCAACTGAAATTTGTTCAAACAGGTTCACATATCATAAATGTGCTGGCAATACATAAAGCACATGTTGAATATGATATACCCCTTCATGAATTTTCTTATGATACTGATGAGTTGTGTACTGGAATGTTTCAATTAAAACAAAATCCTAGTAAGTATAATCTGTATCACATATATGATATACCTAAATATGATATGAAGCGATTGGATTCTCTTCAATATTTCCTATCTAAGAAAAATGAATCTTTAATACCTTTAGATAAAGTGTATGATTTCACTTTTGGATATACAGTTTATGCTAATGGCAATAGAGCATTGTATGCAAAATATGTAGAAGAAATTCTTAAAAATTTCAAGATAACAAATTTATATGTGAAAAATACAATAACAGGC